GCAAAGTACTGACTATCTCTGCGACTTTCAAACAGGCTTACTCCCCATGATCACCGAAGATTATCAGCGCCTCGAACCCGGCAATAAAATTCGCCTCATTGAGGTTGATGGCTCCACTTTTGGTGTTGATGACGTCCTGCGCTTCCACGCCTACAACTTGCCCCATACAGCTGATGAAATTGCCGCTGCTGCTGGCAATGAGACTGAACTTGCAGCGAAAAGTATCTGGTGGGAGGGAAAGGAATATGCCGCCTGGCCATATCAGTTGGAAGGGCTTGAGGCCTCAACTGATGGAAGCAGCGCGCAGCCGACGTTGACCGTCGCAAATATAGACAGCTCTATTACCGCGCTCTGTCTTGCTTACGACGATATGCTTCAGGCGAAAGTGACGATTCACGAAACCTTTGCACATTATCTCGATGCCAGAAACTTTCCTGAAGGAAACGCCACAGCTGACCCGCAGCAGGTTAGAAAGCGTGTGTTCTACATTGACGGGAAAAATAGCGAACTAGCAGGTGAAACCGTCGAGTTTATCCTCACCAGCCCGATGGACTTACAGGGATTGATGATCCCAACGCGCCAGCTTCATTCCCTGTGTACGTGGTGCATCCGTAACAAGTATCGCTCCGGTGACGGCTGCGATTATGCCGGCACCAAGTACTTCGATATGAACAATAAGCCTGTAGGTGATCCGTCGTTAGATGCCTGTAATGGCACGCTGACCGCATGCAAAATGCGGTTTGGTGAGAATAACGAATTACCCTTCGGCGGTTTTCCGGGTACTTCCCTTATCAGGAGCTAACGATGCGCAAGAAAACGATTAACGCCATCATGGCGCATGCAGAGAAGGAGTATCCGCGCGAGTGCTGCGGTGTGGTGGCGCAGAAAAGCCGTGTGGAACGTTATTTCCCATGTCGCAACCTAGCGGCAGAGCCAACAGAGCAGTTTCTACTTTCGCCCGAGGATTACGCCGCAGCTGAAGACTGGGGAGCTATTACGGGAATAATACACAGCCATCCCGATGCTACTACGCAACCCAGCGAGCTCGATAAAGCACAGTGTGATGCTACGTTGCTGCCCTGGCATATCGTCAGCTGGCCAGACGGAGATTTACGCACCATCACTCCACGCGGTGAACTGCCATTAATTAAGCGACCATTCGTCCTCGGTCACTACGACTGCTGGGGGCTGGTGATGAGCTATTACCGGCAGGAGCATGGCATTGAGCTCAATGATTATCGGGTGGATTACCCCTGGTGGGAAGATAGTTACCCGGACAACTTTTACCAGGATTGCTGGTACGAATGTGGTTTCCGTGAATTCGATGGGCCGCCGCAGCCTGGCGATATGGTGATTATGCAGGTGCAGGCCAACAAGTGGAACCATGCCGGAATCTTACTGGAAGGAAATATTTTGCTTCATCATCTGTATGGCCACCTCAGCCAGCGCGTGCCTTATGGTGGATACTGGCAAGAACGAACCATGAAGTTACTCAGGCATCAGAGCATCCTCATGGAGAAATGGCCATGACTGAAACATTACGAACCATCAGACTTTATGGAGTTCTTGGCACCACCTTCGGCCGTGAGTTCAGACTCTCTGTCACATCTCCAAAAGAGGCAGTACGTGCGCTTTGTGTGATTGTGCCCGGCTTCGAACAATTCCTTAATACCAGTAAACAGCGCGGCCTGACTTACGCAGTTTTTAGCGGTAAGCGAAACCTGGTTTCTGATGAACTTGATATGGATAAGGGCAGTGAAGATATCCGGATCGCGCCAGTAATAATAGGCAGTAAGAAAGCTGGGGTATTCCAGACGATACTAGGCGCGGTGCTGGTCGTTGTTGGTGTTGTTATCGGTTATTTTTCTGGCGGTACACTTTCAGCTGTCGGTTATGGGGTCGCGAAGTTCGGCGCTGCAATGATGATAGGTGGCGTTGTACAAATGATATCGCCGCAGCCTGCAGGCCTTGCCAGTAAGCAATCAGCAGACAATCAAGCTAGCTACGCATTTGGTGGTGTAACTAATACCACTGCTCAGGGTAATCCAGTTCCATTGTTGTACGGCAAGCGTCGTATCGGTGGCGCGATCATATCTGCTGGCATTTACGTCGAAGACCAGCAGTAAATACCTTCTTCCATTAAGCCACCTCTTTGTGGCTTTTTTAATGGGCATAATATGGCTACAGAAACCGCTATTAAAGGCCGCAAGGGCGGCAGCTCTAGTTCAAGAAATCCTACCGAACAGCCTGATGATCTGCAATCTGTAGCCAAGGCAAAAATCCTTCTGGCGTTGGGTGAAGGGGAGTTTGCTGGTGGTCTCACCGCGCGAGATATTTATCTTGATGGTACCGCGCTTGAAAATTCTGACGGCTCGCAGAACTTTAGCGGCGTAACGTGGGAGTTTCGCCCGGGAACACAGGCACAGAAATACATCCAGGGTATCCCCGGTACTGAAAACGAAATTAATGTCGCAACTGAAGTTTCGAGTGACACGGCCTGGACGCGGACATTCACAAATACTCAACTGTCGGCTGTTCGACTACGGTTGAAATGGCCTTCACTTTTTAAGCAGCAAAATGATGGCGATTTGGTTGGGTACTCCATCCAATATGCCGTCGATTTGCAAACTGATGGTGGTTCCTGGAAAACAGTGCTTAAAACCAGCGTAACGGGGAAAACCACCTCCGGATACGAACGCAGCCACCGCATTAATTTGCCAGAGTCCGGAAGCATATGGACTGTGCGATTACGCAAGCTTACTGCTAATGCGAACAGCGCTAAAATAGGTGACGCAATGACCCTCCAGAGCTTCACTGAGGTCATCGACGCCAAATTGCGTTACCCGAATACAGCCCTGCTTTATATTGAATTTGATTCCACCCAGTTCAATGGCTCTATCCCTCAGATTTCTTGTGAGCCGCGCGGGCGAGTAATTCGGGTACCAGATGTTTATGATCCAGTAAGTCGTAGCTACAACGGAATCTGGACGGGTTTGTTTAAATGGGGGTGGACCGATAACCCGGCATGGATTTTTTACGATCTGGTGGTCAGCGACCGGTTCGGTTTAGGCAACCGTCTGACTGCGGCTAATATCGATAAATGGACCCTTTATCAGGTCGCTCAATATTGTGACCAACGAGTGCCTGACGGAAAGGGAGGTAGCGGTACCGAACCGAGATATACCTGCAACGTTTACGTTCAGGACAGAAATGACGCCTACACCGTGTTGCGGGACTTCGCTGCCATATTCCGGGGTATGACCTACTGGGGCGACGATCAGATCGTCTGTCTCGCAGACATGCCTCGAGATATCGATTTTAGTTACACCCACGCCAACGTTGTTGAAGGTAAGTTCACATACTCCAGTAGTACCACCAAGAACCGTTACACCAATGCGCTTGTGTCCTGGTCTGATCCTGCTAACGCTTATGCTGATGCAATGGAGCCGGTATTTGAACAAGCGTTAGTGGCTCGTTACGGTTTCAACCAGCTCGAGCTAACTGCAATTGGCTGCACCAGACAATCTGAGGCAAACAGGAAAGGGCGCTGGGGGATTCTGACCAACAACAAAGACAGGGTAGTGACTTTTAATGTTGGGCTGGACGGAAATATTCCACAGCCTGGTTATATCATCGCCGTGGCTGATAGGAACCTTTCCGGACGCGATTTAGGTGGCCGTATAGCAAAGGCAAAAGGGCGGACCATTACTCTCGATCGTGCCCCTAACGCCTCATCGGGAGACAGGTTGATTGTAAATCTTCCATCAGGTATCTCTCAGTCCCGCACGATACAGTCCATTTCAGACCAAACGGTGACGGTCACTACGGCTTACAGCGAGTCTCCACGAGAGGAGGCGATTTGGTTGGTTGAGTCTAACGAACTCTATGCCCAGCAGTACCGCGTTATCAGTGTTGCCGATAACGATGACGGTACGTTTACCGTGGCGGGGGCAAACCACGATCCCGATAAATATGCCCGCATTGATACTGGCGCAATCATCGACCAGCGCCCCGTCAGCGTTATCCCGCCAGGCAACCAGGCACCACCAGACAACATTATTATCAGTTCGTTTTCCTTCGTGCAGCAGGGCATCAGTGTCGAAACCATGCGCGCCAGCTGGGACCAGGCACCCAGTGCCATTGCTTATGAGGCCCAGTGGCGCCGCAATGACGGCAACTGGGTCAACGTACCGCGCAGCTCCATCACCTCGTTTGACGTCCCGGGAATTTACGCCGGACGCTACCTGGTGCGCGTGCGCGCCATCAACGCCGCTGAGATTTCGTCAGGCTGGGGTTACTCGCAGGAGATAACGCTGACGGGCAAGGTGGGCAATCCACCGAAGCCGGTGGGTTTTATGGCCACGGGCATTAACTGGGGGATTCGCCTGAACTGGGGATTCCCGGCCAATACGGCTGACACGCTAAAAACGGAAATACAGTACACGGCCAACAGCGATTTTTCCGATCCGTTGCTGCTGTCTGATGTGCCGTATCCGTCTGCTGAATATACGCAGCTCGGGCTAAGGGCGGGGCAGGAATTCTGGTACCGCGCGCAACTGGTGGACAAGACCGGGAATGAATCGGGGTACACCGACTGGATCAGAGGGATGTCCAACGATAACGCCGATGACTACCTGGGCGATATTGCGGATGACTTCCTGACCTCTGCTGACGGGGATCGGCTCACTGGTGACATCGATACTAATCTCGAAGCCGCACTGCAGAACGCGCTGGCCAACCACGGAACCGCTGAGCATCAGTGGGCGCAATACGGTGAAGTGCGCGCCGATATCCTGATTGTTAAAACGACCATCGCTGATGTTGATAAGGCGATGGCTGAATTGTCAACGCAGGTCCAGGCGCAGATAGATGACGTCACCGCCTCACTAGAGGATAAGCTCACGGCGGTGGTGGATGCGGATGGCGCCACCGCGATTTACACGTTGAAAACGGGTGTGCGTATCAATGGCATAACGTACAACGCCGGGATGAGCATTGCTGTACTCGCGCAGGCGGGGCAGCCAGTGGTGACGCGCATTGGGTTTAACGCTAATCAGTTCGTTCTCATGAGCGGCAGCGGTGACACGCAATATTCTCCCTTTGCTGTCGTAAACGGTCAGGTCTTCATCAGTTCTGCATTCATCCAGGATGGCACCATCACCAATGCCAAAATTGGCGCGTTTATTCAGTCCAACAATTACGTGCCAAACGTCTCTGGCTGGAGGCTGGATAAAGCGGGTACGTGGGTAAACTTCGGCAGCGATTCCGCGGGTGCCAGAAAGACAACCAATGTCACGGACAGCATCAGAGACAGCAACGGGGTTCTTCGTGTCCAGATTGGCAAACTAACGGGGGTATTCTAATGACATGGGGAATTCAGACATGGGATGAGAATGGATCGCCCAACAACTACGGCATAAAGCCGGTGTCCGTTGTGGGGCGAATCCCCCTGGCTTTCGGCCAGATCTCAGGGAGTTGGTCCTTTACAGTCCCCTCCGCAATGAAGGTCGGATTTACGGTATCACTTGATGAAGGGGCGACGAGTGTAGGACGCCGAATTGTCGCCTCTGGAAACACTATAACCGTTACCAGTGCAAACACGGCTGGACTGGGTAATTATCCAGCGTCTAAATGTGAAATTATCGTTTTCATGGAGAAATTATAATGTCGGACTACGGTGCGTTGATTTCTCTGGAGAACGGGAATCCATTCATTACCCCACAGTCCACACCGTTTTGCCTGTACAGAAAGGTTGTTGTTAACTCCTCGGCCAGTGGTGCTTATCATGGTGCATCTG